AAATAGGCCTTAAAATTATGATGTTTTAAATATTTAATTCTAAACCCGCCTTTTGGTGGGTTTTTTTAATACTTAAAGTATAAGTTAGTTTAAATTAGACAAAACTAACCAATAGCTAATAAAAAACCACCTAATCCTTTCGAATTAAGTGGTTTTTGAATTTTGGAGCGGGAAACGAGACTCGAACTCGCGACCCCAACCTTGGCAAGGTTATAATATTTTAAATAAATCAATTGCTTAAAATTGAGTGGTGGCGCAATGGGGGCAGGGTGATTTTATTGTAATAAAATATTTATTTTATATCGTTTTATGAGCAAAATAGATATTAATAATGTTCATTCATTTTAAAAGAAGCAAAAAATTTATGAAAGACGGTTTTAACAAATTAAGAAAGTTATCGGAAAATGCTAAAAAACTTAATGGTGAACAACAAGTTTCTTTAGGTACTTTATTTAATGAGGGGTTTATTCAAACCCACACTGATTTTGAAAATATTGATGACCTATTCGAGAAGGCAGGATTTAAAGTTGAAACAGAAGAAGATTTTGCAGCTATTCCACAGGAAGATATTGATGCTTTCGTTCAAGAGCATACCAAATTTGACAGTTTTACAGATATGCAACAGAAGGCAGCAGCGGAGCATGTCCGAAAACAAATTTTCAAGGGGATAAAATAAATAAAGGCGCATAAAGCGCCTTTTTAATTTTTACGTCTTGCTTGCCTTTGGGCTTTAGCCTTATTTAGATTATCTAAAATCGGCATGACAGTAGCAGGGTTATAAAGGTGTTTTCCGTCACCGCCTAGATTATAAGCCCTTAATTCATCGATAATGGTTTTTCTCGATAAATTATACCGTTCCATTAACCAAGAAGCCGGCACTCGGTTCGGTATTTCTTCCGCTTTAATTTCTATTACTTTACCGATGTTTGGTACATCATCATTGATAAAAATTTGTGGTGGTTTTTCCGATTCAACTACAACAATATATTTTCCCATTACGCAACTTCTCCAATACTAATTAAAATTTCTTCTGGTAAATCGTCGGTGTCTTTTTCAATTAAACTTCGCATCGCTTTTTCATAGCCTCCATTAATAAATCTTGTACTTCGCGTTTAGACTCACGGCGCTCCATAACGATTTCATCCATCGTGTCTTTTGCAATGATGTGATAGATATAAACAGGGCGGTCATAACCTGCTTGCGCTTGGCGTGTTGGCCCAATACGTTCGATAATTTGTTGGTACTGTTCTAAATCCCACCAGTGAGAAAAGAACACAAGGATGTTCCCACCGTCCTGCAAATTAAGCCCGTGGCCTGCACTTGCAGGGTGAGCAAATAGCACAGGGATTTTGCCCGCATTCCAATCGTGAATCGTTTGCGGGTCTTTATCTAAATGACGACCTTTAGGGAATGCTTTTAATAAACGCTCAAGGTCGCTTTTAAAATGGTATGCAACCAATACGGGCATGCCTGCCGCTTCTTCAATTACCGATTCAAGCGCCTGAATTTTTAAATCATGGATTGGGTGCCAAGTGCCGTTTTCATCGGTGTAAATAGAACCGCTTGCAATCTGCAAGCATTTCATTGTTTTTGATGCTGCATTGAATGCTTCAACTTCGACCGTTTCAGCTAGTTCAATGAACATTTCCTTTTCCATTTCTTCATAGGTCTTACGGGCTTTGCCTGTAAGCTCTACTTCGATGGGGTAAACGATCGGCTCTTTAATATCGAAGTAGTCTTTAGCTTCAATGCTCAAGCACACGTCTTTAATTCGCGCTTGAATTTCGCCTTGACTATGATCGAATGGAACAAGGTTAACGGCGTTACGATCGTCACCAACTACAACCTTTTGAAACCAACGATCTGTAAAAGCGCTGAAACTGGTGCCTAATCTTTGACCACGATCAATGAACCATATTTGGCCCCAAAGGTCTTTAAGCCCATTGGGTGCAGGCGTTCCCGTCAATTCAATGAATCGTTTGACTCGAGTATGAGCAACTTTACCTAAGGCACGTGCGCGCACTGAACCTTGTCGTAAACGAAATCCTTTTAGCTTTGTGCTTTCATCAGCGACCACTTTCGTAAAGGGCCATTTGCTGCCTAGAAAATCAATCAACCAAGGTAAATTTTCATAGTTAATTGCGTACGCATTTGCTTTTTGTTTTAAAGCACGTACACGGTCTTCAGGTGATCCGACCACAGCAATAACTTTATAATCTTGCAGGTGTTCCCATTTTTTAGCTTCATCGGGCCATGTGGTTGCAGCAACTCGCAAAGGGGCAACTACAAGAGTCGGCCCCGGCTCAAACAATTCAAGAATTTCTAAAGCGGTGAGGGTAGAAAGGGTTTTGCCTAGCCCCATGCCAGCGAATACAGCGCACCGTTCATTATCAAGAATGTGATTGATAATGTCGTATTGGTATGGTTTAAAAACAACTTTAAGAGGCATTTTTTCTTGCCTCCAACATTTTTGGTAAATGGTGCTTAATGTGTTCGCTTTGGGTCATAACCTCTAAATTTTCAGGACGATTATCAAACTTGTTACCATTGATGTGGTGGACGATTTCACCCTTTGCTAAGGCTCTGCCTATTTTCTTTTCTGCAATAACTCTGTGTTCATGACGTTGTCTAAATTTGCGATAGGCCCTATTCTGTCCAGTTCCTCGGAGCGCGGAACCATCGTTCATTTGCCCACGGCGGGATTGTTCTTCAGATGAAAACATCCGAGTGTGATGCCCGTGCTTGTAAGTGTATGAAGTCATTTCACCACAACCGCATGCACATGGCTTTCGCTTTTCTAACTGCTTGATGGTGTGATAGTGCTTATTGCAGACACCTTTGCATCTAATCGGGCTATTACAATTCTCAAATGAACAAATTTTCTCTGTCATCTTAGTAACTCCTCAATTCGCTCTATGCTGTCTATAACTTCAACTCGTTGACCCATCTTGCGCATGCGTTCATGTTCACGTGCTTGGGCTGCGGTTGGTTTTTCCTTTGGTGCCTTTAGCTCTGCCCAAAAAGTATTGTCTGGTAGCATTACCAGACGGTCAGGAGCAGAGTTGCGGCTAATCCATTTAACCTTGCGGACTTCACCCCCTAGGGCTTTGACCTTGTCCACAAGGTATTTTTCAATTACTGATTCGCGCATGTTCTACAAACACTTTTCTAAGTTCTAAATAAAGGCGCTCAGAATCCGCACGGTTTGGTAAAAACCACGCATAGCCCGTAGAACTGTTACGGTCCACAAGCAATTCCAACTCATGTTCAAGAATAGAAATTGCCTTATCCATTTCTTGCCAACTAGGCTCATTAACTTGTTCAACCATTTCTTAGCATCCTGTTTAATCCGATTCGCACATATTTACGCCCGTAAAGGCATAAGCACAGCACGTACGTTTTTGATTTCTGTACTTAGAAAATCGATGTGTGCAGCGCTTGAAGGTCCGACTGTTGGGGTTACTTTGACTTGCGGTACCAAACTTTTATCGCCAAGTGTTTTTGCAATTTTTTGGAAATCGACTAAGTATTTCCAATCGAAAGTAGGGTATTCGCCTTTATATTCATCGCCTTTAGCTTTTGGAATAACACGCTGCCAAGCGGGGAATTTATTATCAAATGCTCGAAAACGTTCATTTATATCTGTACCTGACACTTCCAAAGTGCCGTCAAGTCCATCTAAGGTTACTTTTACTAATTTTTTAATGTCTTTAATTCCTGTAGCTTTCTTTGCAAGAAACTCAATAGCATCACGTGGAATAATGACTTGTTGAAGTTTGGCATCTAGTCCTTCAACTTCTGCGTAAAACATTCTGTGACCGTCGGTTGAAACAACATGCCCGTGGTCAATAGCAACGCCCTGTAAATATTGACGTACGTCTTTTTTAGCTGAGCAAATAACAGCAGCTTTTAAAGTTGCCAAAGGTATTGAAAATTTAATCATGGTGCTAATCCTTCTTATAGCGATATGACTCAAAGCCCGCTGCCGCTAAAGGCAAATCAAGTGCCCATTCGGGATTGGTAGCAAGCAGGCTTGATAAATGTTCATGGTTGTATTCCGGTACGTCATCGGCTTCTGTAATCACTTCATCGTGTACAGTTAAATCAATTTCGTAACCTGAAATCTCGATTAATGGCATGTTGTGACCGAGCACATCGCGTGCAACTGCTTGCGTAATGTTCTCGGCAAACTTACCGCCATAGGTGTAAAGGCGTTCCCATTTACGTGTGTATTGGTTATTGCCCATGTAAGAAATTCTGTTGTCATCCGCTTTTGCACCCGGATAACAAAGGAATCGACCGCTTGGCAATTTGATGTAAAGCCAAGAGCCTTTTTTAATGAAAATAACTTTGCGGCAGGGGAAAGGCTTGTCGGGGTTGTTAATGGCATTAATCGCTGCCACGCGAAGCTCATTCCACCATGCAGAAATATTCGGATGCGCATAACGCCATGAGCGTTTGAACGAGTCACACACTAACCATGTGTTTTTCTTTAAACCGAAAGTGGTGCGCTTTTCTTTTTTATGCCATTCCCAAGCGCGGATTGCTTCATTCATTATGCTTGGGTCAATGCTGTCAAAAGCTTGTGCCGCCATGTCGTCTAGGTCTAAGCCGTATGCAGCTGCGAACGTTAAAAATGCGCCTACGCCACCTTCATAACCTAATGCTAATTCTTGAACCTTACCGACTTGGCGTTGCTCTTTGTCTACATCTTCAGGCGATACGCCAAATGATTTTGCATAAGCCAATTTATAAAGGTCATGGCCTTTGCCTGCATCGAAATCATAGAACGCTTTAATTTTCCATGTTTCACCTGCAAGCCAAGCTAATGCACGACCTTCAATGTTTGATAGATCGGCTACAACGAGTTTTTTGCCTTCTGGCGCACAGATGCAACCGCGAATTGCTGAGCTTGTTAGTTCCATGACGTTTTCATAGAACATATCCGCACAACCGATTTTTAAAGTCTCGATGCCTTCGTCAATTACATCTTGCTTGAGCGTAGGACGGGGTAGGTTTTGCGGTTGGAATAATCGGCCCGCCCATCGTCCTGTGCGCGATGCACCGTTAAACTGTAAAGTTCCGCGTAATCGACCGTCTGAGCTAACACCTTTAGCGAGCGCGGCGTATTTTGCTGTACTGGTAGTTGAAGCCTGTAAACGGATGGCAAGCAATTCGCGAACTGCAAGTGGCAAAGAGTCGTCATTAATACGGCGCTCTAAAGTTGATTTCTGCATATCTGGTAGCGAAACACCATGCGCTTCAAGAATATGCTTAAGCATTGCATCGCGTTGGGTAGCTGCCTGTACTTCACCATCGGTTAACGCAACGGTGCGTTTTGCCAATCCCTTTTGCGCTTTGTCTACTGCTTCAATTGCAGATTCAACAAGCTCAAGATCAATGCAAACACCACGGTCATTAATTTTTTGGTCAAGGTGCCAAAGTGCTAATTCAGCTCCACGATAATTCCACTTTGGAATTTTCTTGTGCAATTCGCGCATTGCTAAAATATCGTTCTTGGCATAATCAAGGAAACGCGCCCATTCAAGCGGATGCGTTTCACGGGTAGCGCGGCGTAATTTTTGATTAGCAGGGCGGGGCTTACAGAAAAGCTGAATAAGTTGTTTACCTGCTTTATCTTTTGCCTTGTCCTGATCAATCTTGAAAATCTCACAAAGAGAATCAAGCGAACCGGGTAATGAATGGCTTAAAGCCTGTACCATTGTGTCTTCCCAACGTTCGATTGGTAGAACAACATCAAGGCCCATTTTTGGCAAAGCATGACGTAAAACAGTACGGTCAAAATGTGAATTGTGAGCGATAAGTTTTACGTTTGGATTATTCAGTAATTTGCAAAGTTCATTTGATAAAGGATTTGATACAACGTCTTCAACATGAACAGGGCCGTCATTGAGCGCCCAAGCAAATACTGTAATTTCAACTTGTTCTGCATAAGCATGCGTGCCATTTTTAATTGGCACTTCGCAATATGTCTCAAGGTCAAGCCAAAGGATGTCATCCATTTTTATAATTCCTATTTTGCTTTGGTAAAGTGAACGCAGAGGGTCAGCAATACATTCACTTTCCAAAGCAACCCGCATAATGCGAGATGCTTTTAGGGTTATGCTTCAAATACACCTTGGTAAAATTCACCTTTAAGCGATGCCAATTTACCTTTGAGAATTTCAATAAATTGGTCAGCACGCTTTTGGTCGTGGTTGTCTTTACCGATAAAACGCAAAATGAAAATAGGGTCTGAATCCTTCACGGAAATGCGAACTGAAATAAACACTGATTCAATCGGCAGACCTTTGAAGCTTTCAGTGTGAAGAACGATTGTTGTAGGAAGATCGTCATCAACGCCTGTTGCTTCCATGCTTTCAGCCGCACTTTTTTGGTAACCCATTTCGGCTACGTGGCTGTTTACTTCGCTGCCTTTAGTAAGTTTTACTTTGCGGAGTGCGCGAACGCCTTTTTCAAAAGAAATTGAAGTGTCAACGACTTGACCATCTACAACCTTTTTGCCTTTAAAGGTGATGTATTCAGCCCAATCATCTAAAAGGTCAATTAGTTGTTCTTGGTCAAAGCGGCGAGAATTCGCTTGTTCAAAAGCTACAAATTCAGGCTTTTTAACCAAGATTAAGCTTGCAGTGTCATCTGCATGACCAGGGAGGGTGTCATCACCAATGTTGAAAAATGCTTCGGCGCGAAGGTGGTTATTTGTATTGATGAAGTTTTTTAAGCCTTCGATACCACGAGCTTTTGCATAATCAACGAAAGAGTCGATATTGTTGGTATTAAAAGTGCCGCGGAAACGGTCACGATGTGCGTTAAATTTTTCAGTGCTATGAACTTTAAAACCATCGGGCACGATCGCAATTGAAGCGTTTTTATCAACCTGTACAGGTAAGTTGCCTTGTGCTGCAATCGCTAACGCTGCGATTTTGTCTACTGATTGTTCCATGTGTTATTTACCTTATAAAGTTTGGTAGGAAAGGGATTAGCCGTTTAGATAATCTTCGGCTTTGACGCGTTCAGGCATTAAAGACAACTTGCCGCCTTGGAGAACATGCATAGGGGTTTTACCACTTGCATTTTCGGTTTTATCTCCTGTTTCTGTCGGGGCTTTGAAATTGATTTTGTGGGCAACTTCGACTTGGTTACTGTCAGAAATCTGGTTAATGGTTAATTCCAAAGTGACCTTTCCAGCTTTGCCGTGAGTCACTACGGCACCTGCTACAGTTGAAAGGAATAGACCTAATTGCTTTTCCGCTACACCGCTTTTTAGGTCACCAAGAAATTGAGGTACATCGGTTAAATTATTCATTGTTGTTTTCCTCATTTAGGATTTAAAAATTCGGGTCACACTATCGCAGTGACCGCGGTAAACGCCTTTTGAGTCAAGGTGCAAAATCGTTTACTGCCACGGTTATTTCCAGTATCGACACTCATGGCTTGTCGATTAGCGCCGGTCTCCTAACGCACTGGCTCACTCATATTTTTATGCGAATAACGGGTCTGCGCCTTCTTCATCTGCGCTTAAGTCTTCGAAATCGTCTTCAGACGCTACGCCACCACCTGCAAATGCTTCACCATCTTTCAAGAACTGCACACCGCGAAGTGATGCATTGATACGTTTGCCGTAGTTGTTGTCTTGGCACCAAAGCTCAATCGCAGCATTCACGTAGCAACCTGCATACGGTTTGCCGTCTGCTTGAACTAACGGCGTTTTACCGTCACGATCGAAAATTGTTGGACGCGTTTTATTACGCGCTGAAATGAAGTAGTTACCCGCATAGCCTTCGTAATCGCCTTTAGTGTCACCATCGTGCAGAGCCATACGGTCTTTGGTTTCGATTTCTTTTTTAACTTGAGGCCATTTAGCGCCCCATTTTTCAGCACCCATTTTGTCCATTGCTTTACGGATTTCATCAAGTTGCGGATGATCGCTCGCAAGAATGAAAGATGCAGAGAAAGCAGGTTCACCTTCACCATTTACGGTTTTAGCTTCAAATAAAGCAGGGAATGCAAGACGTACATTGTTTAAACGAATTTTCATGGGTATTACTCCGATACTGTTAAATCTTCAAATTGTGGTTTCATGTCCAGTGCGGCACGCTTGTCGCTTTCAGGTGCGACGGTAGGTTTACCGTCCGCCTGAGTAATAAGGGCTTCAATTTTTGTCCATTGGCGCGGGCCGATAACTTCTTCTTTTTGAAGTGCTGCCGCTTTGGTTGGACTAATTAATTTCAGGTCATACATCTGTTCAGTTTTAAGACGCATGCTCTTAAGCAGTTTTTCCGCTTCTTCTGCATCGGTCCAAGTGCGATTACCTTTCTTGCCTTGAACCATCTTGAAGCCTGGTATCGTTTCACCTGCATGCATCTTTTGATGAACTGCTGAATCGACTGCTTTAATCCATCCTTCTAGAAGGGGGATAACCGCGTACATTCTGCTAAGCTGTTCGTTTGTGGCAATCCAGACTTGTTCGGTCGCATCAGTAATTTCTTCTTGCAAATCGAGTTGGGTTAAATCCTCAAACTCGCCTGCAATGGTTTCAATCAAGTGCTTTTGTAGAGCAGGGCAAGTTGCCTTTGCTTTACACCAGTGGCACTGTTTCTCACCAGGGGTGAAATATCCGTCAAACTCTTCAACAACGGCTCCGTCACCTGTTTCAACGCCGATTTCTAAAGCATGAATACATGAAACGGCTTCTTTAGCTTCATTAGCGAAGTCGTAAAGCTCTTCAACTGTTAATACATATTCAGATTGATAGCCTAAGCGTGGTTGATGGATGACCATACGAACTTGTTTAAAGTCGCCGAACATCCCGAAAGTCGCCAAAGCACCTAAACCGTATAGCGCAAGTTGTTCGTTGCCTTCTGCATCAACCTTTACGCCTTTACCGTATTTCAAGTCGTGGACCTGAATTTCAGTTTCAGTTAGAACAACCGCGTCGCTTGTGCCGAAAGAACCTTCAGCACCTACGAACTCGGAAAAATCAACACGCTGTTCTACAAGTAACTCGTTGCCTTCAGCCTGTGAACGCACTGCATCTAAATAGATTTGGACGTTTTCAACCATTTCTGCATCTACAGTGAAGAAGTTAGAAACAGGGCTTTCAGTTGCTGCATCAATCCAAAGGGCGTTGCCTTTGATAATGACAATTGTGTGACCTTCAAAATCTGCCGCATCCTTTCCTTGCTCTAAACATTCAGAAGCAAGGAAATGTGCAGCGGTGCCTAGATCGGCATGTTCTGAGCTACTGTCAGGTAGGTCTTTTTCGAGAATCACACTACCTGCACAACGCATCCAACGGTGAGCCGAAGAAGGACTTAATTTTGCATGTGCTGTCATGGCTAAATCCTTATTGAGCTGCCGTAAAGCCCGCTGCAACTGCCAAAGCAATAATGATTAGCAGGGCAAGGGTGAAACCGATTAATTCGCCAACTGTAAACACGGCTTTGATTCGCTTATTTAAAAAATGGGTTTGAGTGTTCATGTACATTTCCTTATGCAAGTGCTGATTCACAAGCTGCGATTACTTCTGCGTATTTATCCGCGGGAATGGTTGCAACAGTTGAAGCGCCTACAGCACTTAAAATGGCTAAAAGTGCAGCACGGTCTTTTTTAGCTACTGCTAAACAAGCGTCTTTCACTTCTTTTTCAGTGATTTCTGATTTAGTTGTTTCTTCAACAACTTCATCTTTTGGCTCTTCAACTGGTGTAGTTTCAGATTTGGTTTCTTGTACTTCTTCAACCTTTTCTGCTTTGGTTTCTTTAACCGTTTGAGTTTTTGCAGGGTTAGAAGTTTTAACTTCTGCGTTTTTAATTTCTGGCTTTGCTTCTGCCGTTTTGGTATCACCAAATACATAAACTTCGATGTTTGAAGCTTGTGCAACGATATCTTTTGAGTTTGTTAAACCCGCTTTGATAAGGTCTTGGCAGATTAGGCTGCGCCATGTATGAATATCTGTTGTCATTTTCATTCACCCTAAAAATTACGTTGTGCGTAAGTTATGGGGTTAAGTTAAACGCAATTTAAACTTACGTCAAGCGTAATTTTATGCTTAAGACGTAAAAAAGCCCGCAGTAAATGCAGGCTTTTGATTTATAAAATTTTAAAGTTTAAACATCCATTTCCATGCGTTTTACAACGCCGCAGAAAGTAGTGCCTGGTGGGACTGCTATAACTGGGTACTTATCGTTTAATGGTTTTAGGTATGTACCAGATTCATCATCAATAAGTTGTTTAAAGGTAGCTTTATTGCTATCGGGCATTAGCGCAATGACATGGCTTTTATTATGCGCTTGCTCTTCTGGTTCGACGATGATGATACATCCTTCTGGAAATTTAGTTTCCATACTATCACCTACAACTCGTAAGGCATAGGTGTAACGGCGGGCACGGTAGGTAGTTTCAACCCATTCAACATTATCTAGGGCGTGGGGCTCGTGAAACACTTCTTGGCATTTTCCTGCTTGGACCCATGAAATTAAAGGAACTTTCCTTAATTCAGGGGCGGGTTCAAAGTTATCAACTTCAGCACCTGATGCGATAGCAAAGAATTCAGGAACAGATACCCCCAATGCATCCGCTAATGTAGGTAACTTATCAACTTCAATTCCTTGTTGACCTTTCTCATATCGGGAAATGTTTGCGGGTGCAACGCCTAATTTTTCTGCAAGTGTATCTTGAGTCATTTTCTTAGCCTTTCTCAATTTACGCATTGCTTGCCCGATTTCAGTTTTCATGTCTATCCCACATAGGTCTAAAAAGTTGGCTATTTATACCCTATTTTATCAATTATTACGTTAAACGTAATGAAGTGATACGTAATTTTGCTTGTTTAAAACTTACGTTTAACGTATATTTTGGGGGAGTTACACATAAAAAGGTTAATGAAAATGGCCTCTCCATTAGCAAGAAAACGCAAGGAACTAAAGCTAACAGTTGAGCAAGTGGCCTCAGGTGTTGGCTGTTCTGCACCTAATTATTGGCGAATTGAATCCGGGGAACAACAGCCGCGCAAGAATCTTCTCCAAGCAATTATTCGCTATTTCGACAATCAAGTTACCGAAATGGAAATTCTATTCCCTGAACGGTTCGCAAGTGAAGATGATTTCGAAGACCTCACACAAGAGGAGAATGCCGAATGACTGAAGGTCAAAAATTTGATAACGCGAAGCCACGTTTCTCGTTAATTCCAAAAGGTTCGCTTGCGCCCGTAATCAATGTACTTGAATTCGGTGCGCGTAAATATTCAGAAGACAATTGGCGCAAGGTTGCCAATGCAGAAACACGATATTTCGATGCAGCTCACCGACACCTAAACGCATGGTGGGATGGACAAACAGCAGACCCTGAAACGGGTGAATCACATTTAGCACATGCAGTTAGCTGTTTGCTTTTCATTTTGGCATTGGAACAAGAAAAGAGCTTGTCACGCCCGATCTGCAGTACTTGCGGATTTGCTCCATGTGAATGTAAGCAAACTCTTGCAAACACGGATACCTACCGACCGTTACGAAACTCTTATTCAGTTGAATGGGGGCGTTGATATGACAAATCCGATCAATATTTTTGGCCCTAAAGAATGCTCAAAACATTTTTGGGCGCATGACTCAAATGGCATTGGCAAAACCTGCATATGCTGTGGCTTTTCCGAGAATATTCTACGTCAGACACCGCCCCAATTTACCTACACGGTTTTAACTGGCGCACAAGTTGGTTCAGTGCTTCAGCTCACGCCACAAATTGATGACATGGGCGACGATAGCAATTTACAGCATCACGTTTCACCTTTCTGTGAGGTGCGTGACGTATGAGCTATTTCAAGGAACACGGAAAAACCTTACTTGCTCATCACTACATGATTGTGCCGATCAAGCAAGGTTTAAAACGTCCTGTTATGGATGGGTGGCAAAACGTTCGGCTTACTGCCAGTGACATACCGCGCTTTGCAAATCAAGGCGTAGGCATTTTAACAGGTCAAGGGCCTTTCCCGATTTGTGCAGTTGATATTGACGTAACTGATGCAGATTTATCACACCAGTTTGCAGAATGGTGCCGTGATAATTTAGGTGTGAGCTGTGAGCGTGTCGGGAATGCACCAAAGATATTACTGGTGTATAGAGCTGAAGATTCTGATTGGGGTAAATCAACTTCGGCGTGGTTTGCCGATCCTGCCGAAGTAGATAAACCTTTTAAAGAAATACACAAACATCGTATCGAAGTGCTTGGGCGCGGTCAACAATTCGTCGCGTACCATGTTCACCCCGATACGAATAAGCCGTATGAATGGGTTGATTTCTTCGGTGGGCTAACTGAATTTGCTGCTAATGCTTTGCCGACCATTACTAAAGAACAGGTCGAAGAAGCGGTAAAAGCTTTTGAACGTATGGCCGAAGAACACGGCTTTGTTCGTGTGAAAAACAGCAAGTCACGTATTGGTGCTTTGACGTCTAGTGAACTCGCGGATGAAGAAGATTTATTAATGACGACCACGGCAACAATCGGTTGGTCGTTGGATGATGCAAAAAAATATTTAGAACATATAGACAATGAAGATTATGACACTTGGCTTCGCGTGGGGATGTCTTTACATCATGAGTTTGACGGCAGTGACGTTGCTCTCGAACTATGGAATGAATGGAGTTCTACCGCATCGAATTACGTTAGCTTTGAAGAGCTCGAATACCGTTGGGGTACGTTTAGCGGTACGGGTTCAATCATCATCACAGCGCACTGGTTACTTAAAACAGGTCGTGAATCTAAACAAGCAAAACTTAGATTAGAGAAACGCCAAGTACTCGCTGACATTAAAAATCAGATCAATGATTGTCGTGACCAACAAGAACTTTTACAGGTTGTAGCCAAAGAAGCAGGCAAGGTGGCAGGTACTGACCTTGCTTTGCGCACTGAACTATCAGGCCTTCTTCGCCAACGCTTCAAGCAATTAACCAAGATCAGCATTTCAGCGCGTGAAGTGAATATCGCAATGGGCGGTCGAAAAGTGCAAATTGCACTTGATGATGCTCAAAAACGCCCGATGACCGAATTCGGTAATGCTTCACGAATGCTAGACGCTTACGGCAATGAAATTATGTTTATTGCCGAAACAAATACCTGGTATCGATGGAACGGCGTTTATTGGGAATCGTGCGTGAATATGGTCATCGAGCAGTATGCAAAGCAAACTGTTTTGGCTATGGGCGATGAGGCCAAAAAGATTGATGACGATGCACAACGTGCCGAGTTCTATCAATTCTGTGCAATGTCTCAAAAGGCATTCATGGTTAAAAACATGGTGACGCTTGCTCAATCCGATCCACGTGTATTGGTTCCGATCAAAGAATTAGACAGTGATATTTATTTACTGGGCTGTGCAAACGGCGCGGTGAATTTGCGTGATGGTGAATTGGTTAAGCCAAGTCAAGAATTGCTAATCACATATAGCACTGGTGTTGAATACAACCCTAAAGCCAAATGTCCTCTATTTGAAAAGACTGTTCTTGATGCCTTTTTTGGCGATGAAGAAATGGCTAATTTTTTCCGTCGTTTAATGGGCTACGCAATTTTAGGTAATCCAAAAGAAAACCTTATGGTCATCCCGTTCGGTGATGGCTCTAACGGTAAATCAACCGTACTCACAACCATTTTCAAAGCACTTGGTGATTACGCCAAGATGACGCCCGCTGAAACATTCTTAGGTGAAGGCCGAAGTAATGCAGGCGGTGCGCGTGAGGATTTATTGCGTTTACGTGGTGCCCGTTTTGTCTATGTCGGTGAACCGGAAGAAAACAAGGAATTAAAAGAAGGCTTGGTTAAATCCATGACAGGCGGTGAATCCATCACGGCCCGCGGTCTTTATTCGCGAGTTTCTGTTGAGTTCAAGCCAACGTGGACCGTTGTAATGCCAACGAACCATAAGCCAATCATTAAAGGCGGTGACCATGGTATTTGGCGTCGCTTAATGATGATTCCTTTCCAACGAAATTATGACGCTGACAAGTCTCTTGTTAAAGACCCGAACCGATCTGAAAAACTTCAGGCTGAACTTGAAGGCGTTTTAGCTTGGCTTGTGCGTGGTGCACTTGAATATCAGCAAGACGGCTTGAACGAGCCGAACAAGACGAAACAAGCACGTGACGAATATCGCGATGAAATGGACCTTTTAAAGGACTGGATTAGTGAGTGTTGTGAGCTTGGTGATTATCGCGAAACGTCTCAAAACCTTTGGGTAAGTTGGGAAGCGTATGCAAAAGCGCGTAACGAATTGCGCTATATCCCTTCATCAAGGGCGCTAGGTCGTCGGCTTAGTAGCAGGTTTACCTCTGCGAAAGGTACAGGTGGCAAAAGGCTTTTTGCAGGTATTAGAGTTTCCGTAACTCCTGATTCCGAATTATTTGCGGATGAGAGCAGTAAGCAGTGAAGGTTGAACACGTAGTTTTTTGCGTATACGCAAATTTCTGCGCGTTTGTTGGTGTAGGCAAGTTGCAAGAGTGGCGTTAGTGGCGTTTAAAGTGCGTTTTTTCCTTAATCTCTATTTATATATATAGGACTTTTAAGAAAAAACAATAAATAACGCCACTAACGCCACTCGTTAGACAAAAACGCAAAAATTAACGACTTGGAGGAGCGCGCCCATGCCTGTTTTGGCTTTTCTCCCTGAATTTGTAGTGAAAGACAAAGTAAAGCGTAGCTCTGAGCCAAAAGTTACAGAGGAAGACGTGAAAAACATTCGAGCACTACATAAATCGGGCATGTCTTATAGACAACTTGGTCATAAATACGAAATTTCCCACGAAATGTGCCGACGTATTTGCGTGGGGTATTGCTATAAGGAGGTTTTCTAATGGCTTTACGTGGAAAACAGCAAAGATTTGTTGATGAATACCTAATTGATCGTAACGCAACGCAAGCTGCAATTCGCGCAGGATATTCTGCAAAAACTGCGTATGCAATTGGTGAACAGAACTTGAAAAAACTTGAAGTTAAGAAAGCCATTGAAGCAGGCGAAGCTGAACTTGCAGAACGCAACAAAATCACGCAAGACAAGGTACTAAATCGCCTGTGGGAAATGGCAACGGCCGACCCTAACGAATTAATGCGATACACACGTGTTAATTGCCGATTCTGTTGGGGTATTGACCACAATTACCAATGGACAGTAGGCGAATTTAAAAGAGCAATTCAACACGCGCACGACACGAATGCACCTGAACCAAAATGTGAAGGCGGTTTAGATTTTGATCGTCTCAAAGCGCCTAATCCAGATTGCCCAGAATGCCGCGGCGAAGGCGTTGGATATACGTATATCGCAGATACGACACGTGTAAGTGACCAAGCCAAATTGCTTTATGCAGGTATTAAAGAATCTCAGCACGGCATAGAAATCAAAATGAATGACCAAGTGGCGGCATTGATTAAAGCTGGCCAACACATTGGCATGTTCAAAGAGCGTGTGGAACTTGGTAACGACCCAGAAAACCCGCTAACCGATCCAAAAGCAGCAAGCACACAGCTAAGCCTACTTGCCAAGTTGAAAAAGGCTAAGGCTAAAAATAAGGGGGAAGACGATGCATAAAGTTCATACCTTAAAAACCGATTCAGAAGTTTTTCAAGCGGTATCTGATGGCCGTAAAACATTTGAGATTCGTTTCAATGATCGAGATTTCAAAGTTGGTGATGATTTGATTTTACTTGAGACGATTTACTCAGGTGAACAAATTAAGCAAGGCAAGCCACTTCTGTATTCAGGTAATGAAATTCACAAAACAGTTTCATACGTATTGAGCGGCTATGGACTGAAAGAAGGATGGGTAATATTGGGGATTCAAGGCCCAAACCACAACACATCATGCACATATCAATTTGAACTTGCATTTCACAACCTGCAAGACACGCCTGAGCTACGCAAGATTTATTGGTCTGCATTAGGCCAATTGCAATTTGATTCTAACGATCAGGTTATTCCACCAGAGCTTGAAGAGTGCCCATGTTGTAAGGGGAATCAAGATGCGTGAACAGCACAACTACAAAATCGGGCAACAAGTCTATTTGCCCACGAGACGGAAGTATTACTACATCAACGGCATTCATACAAACAAAGGCTGTTGGCTAACAGGTATTGAAGATTTCACTTTGTTACTGAATGAAGAACCAAACAAAGCAACCAAGCACGATAAGACATTTCGTGTTCAACCTTGGCAAGTGGAGGTTATTTGATAATGGATAAATACTTTTGGATTTTCCTAATGGTTTTGGTTATTTGCGCCACTTACGCAAAGGTACACGGTGTGAACCTATGACAAATACTTTCTCGCTGACAGCTTTTCTCATTTCAGTATTTATCAATCTGCTTATTCCTTTGTTGTTGGTGAAATTCTGGCACCTAAAGAAATCAGCATTTTTTAGCTGCTTAACATGGTTCTTAATGTTTGCAGTGGTGGGTGAGTATTTCAGGCTTCAGGAAAACCACATCAGAGATTTAGCCGATGTTTGGTTTCTCTTTGCCATTAGTTACATGACCATCTTTGAATTTGGTGATTGGATTGACTATGAACAAGCCTAACGATGACGAACTACTCGCATTAATTGCGGATATGAGCGAATCAGAAATTGAGCAATTTATTAATTCGCTTGATGAAGATGAACGTGCAGTTATCAGCAGGATTCTTGCAAATGCACCTGTGTGGTTCCCGCTTGAAGGTCCGCAAATGGCTGCTTACACATCGGATGCTGACATTATCGGCTACGGCGGTGCAGCGGGTGGGGGCAAGACCGATTTGATTGCAGGCTTGTCACTCAATGTCCATAAACGCGTGCTGATTGTACGGCGCGAGAAGGCACAGACAGACGGCATTGTGCAACGTATCGAAGAGATCGTAGGGCACAAGAACGGGTACAACACGCAAAAGTCAGCATGGCGCTTTGACAATGGCCGTCTCTTAGAGTTCGGCGGCCTTGACAACATGGGTGATGAGAAACGTTGGCAAGGGCGTGCGCATGACTTGAAGGCATTGGATGAAGCTACAGAAATCCGTGAGTCACAAGCAATGTTCGTAATGGGTTGGAATCGTACTAGCGACCCAACGATAAAACCAAAGTGCCTTTTAACATTTAACCCGCCTACTACAGCCGAAGGCCGTTGGGTTTTAGATTTCTTTGCACCTTGGATTAAGAAAGGGTACCCGAACCCTGCACAGCCGGGCGAATTGCGTTGGTTCGCACGTATCGGCGGCAAAGATCAAGAAGTTGAGAGCAATAGTCCCTTTGTACTTATTGACGATCAAATTGTTTATGACTTTGACCCGAAAGACTATAAGCCCGAACTCATCATTAAACCTAAATCACGCACGTTCATTCCTGCACGTGTGACGGACAACAAGTACTACATGGAAACAGGCTACATGAGTACCTTGCAAGCATTGCCTGAACCTTTGAGGTCACAAATGTTATACGGCGATTTCGGTGCGGGTATTGAAGACGACCCTTGGCAAGTTATTCCTACAGAATGGGTTGAAGCGGCTCAAGCACGTTGGAAACCACTTGAAGACATGCGCATTTTGCATCGTGGAGATTTCAAGATGGATTCTTACGGATTGGACGTTGCACGTGGCGGTGGCGATAACACAATTGGCTTTGCGCGTTACGGTTATTGGTACGACAACCCGAACGTACTTGAAGGCAAAGACTCACCAGATGGACCAACAAGCGCATCGTTTGCTGTCTCACATGTTCGCGACCATGCGCCCATTCATGTCGATGTCATTGGCGTTGGTGCAAGTACATACGATTTCTTAAAGCAATCAGGCATTCATGTTGTGCCTGTAGACGTACGCAATGCGGCAACTGCATTCGACCGTTCAGGCCAACTTAGTTTTTACAACCTGCGTTCACAACTTTGGTGGCAGTTCCGCGAAGCATTAGACCCTGCATACGGCAGTACAGTTGCTTTGCCGCCTGAACCAAAGCTTTTAGCAGATTTAACGGCGCCACGTTGGGGATTGCAGGGAACCAAAATCAAAGTGGAATCACGCGAAGAGATTATTAAACGTATTGGCCGAAGCCCCGACTATGGCTCTGCAATTATCAACGCGCAAATCGATACACCTAAACGTCACATCATGCAGTCGATTAATGCTTCTGCCGCTAGACGTGATTATGACCCTTACGCGTAGTGTCAACAGGAAACAGGGCCTTTTCAATGTGCCAATCGCATAATGTCGAAAAAGGCAAAACTAATCGGAGTCCTTCAATGTGCGTGAAAAATATTCTTGACGGCGTAACCAATATTCTTGGGATGGATGCACCAAAGGCGCAAGTCATTGCACCGCCAAAGCAACCAACGCGCCAAGATTCAAAATCTCCTGATTCATCCGCGACTATTGACCGTGTACAGCAAGCACAAAACTCCATGTCTGGTGGTATTGCAAATACGCTTTATACCGATGCTCAAGGCGTGAGTGACGAAGATTTGCGCTTAGGCAAGAAAACTTTATTAGGCGGTTAAGATGACTGAAGACGATATCAGAGCGCTGAAAAAACGGTTTGATGCCGTTTGGCAATTACGTGTAAATGATATGGACGACTATTGTGCCGAATTAGCATTACACGTTTTGCCTGTTGCTATTAAAACGATTAAGAACCAAGAAAAGCATGACCGATCTGCATGGTCCAAAATTGTTGATAACACAGGTAAAGATTCGCTTAAGACTCTTGCGGCGGGCATGGTATCGGGCACATGTTCACCGAGTCGCAAGTGGTTTACATTGCAGGCCGCCGATGAAGCATTGCAAAAAGATATTGAAGTAAAACAATGGCTTAAAGCTGTTGAGGATGCTTGCTATGTTGCTTTTGCAAAGAGCAATGTATATCGGGCGGTACATCATATCTATACGCAAGAAGGGGCTTTTGGAATCGGTGCGGCATTAGCTCCTGATCATGGGCCAAATTCAAAAGCTCAACCAATGGACGTTATCCCAATGACGTTCGGCGAGTTCGCAATAACTACGGATGAGTTCAATAAACCAAATGGTATTTTCCGCAAGTTCAAACTAACCACACTCAATATGGTTAAGCAGTTTGGACTAGAAAACGTTTCTGATGCTATTAAAAGCGCATTCGAAAATAAGAACTTTGAACAAGAGTTTGAAGTTCACCATGCTGTTTATGAACGAGTAGATGCAAAAGGATATGGCCCAAAAAACATGCCTTATGCATCGATCTATTACGAACCAAGTGCAACAAACAAGTTACTACGTGAAAGCGGCATGATGAGCTTTCAGGTTATTTGCGGCCGTTGGACAGTATCAAGTAGTGATGTGTATGGCGAAGGTCCTGCAAGCGATTGTATTGGCGACTTGCGTGCACTTCAGAAAGGGCATCAGCAAATTGCTGTAGGTGTGGACTATCAAGTTCGACCACCATTGCTTTTACCTGATTACTTGAAAGGCCATGAGCGCGAGACATTACCAAATGGCATTGCGTTTTACCAAGCGTCACCGACAAGACAAGTTGCACAAGTTCAAGCAATGTTGAATGTGCAATTCGATTTGAACGGCGTTATGGCACAGATTGCACAATGTCAAGAACGTGTTAAACGCGCATTTCATACAGATTTGTTCATGATGCTTGATGCTTTTGATAAGGGCAAAATGACTGCTACAGAAGTATATGAGCGCAAATCTGAAAAGATGCTCATGCTTGGTCCGGTTGTTGAACGTCAGATTGATGAACTATTGCGTCCACTCGTTGAAATCTGCGTTGAGCGTGTCTTGGCAAACAGTGAATACTTACGACAAATCGCACCTGAAGCAATTCAAAACGCTGATGTCGAAATCAATTTTGTATCGATTCTTGCCCTTGCGCAAAAAGCTTCAGGTTCTGCCGTCCTTGAGCGTGCGTTAGCGATGGTTGGACAAGTCGCACAGATTGACCCACAAGTGCTAGATAAATTCGATACAGATAAATTTATCGATGAGTACATGGATATTAACGGTGTATCGCCTAACGTATTCAGACCAAAACGCATCATTGACCAAATCCGTAGCGACCGTGCAGCACAACAGCAAATTGCACAACAGCAAGCTTTAGAAGCTCAACAAGCCCAAACTCAAAACACAAATGCCAATACGGTGAAAACTGTTAGTGATACTGACGCTGAAACTGTATCTGACTTGTTCTTGCAAGGTGGTGCGGCATGAGCGACCTAGAAACCAAAGCTAAAGATTATAAGAGCGAGCGTGACCAGGAACTAAATGACCTGCGCTCAATCTTGGAAACGGAACACGGTAAACGTTTTCTAATGCGCCTGATTAATAGATCGAACTATCTACAGCCAACCTATGGTACAGGCGCGCATATGAGTGATTTTGCATTTATGGAGGGGCGCCGAGAGTTTGGCGTTTACATCATTGGCGAGATTACACAAGTAGATTCCAACGCATGGCTAGACATGCAAAGAGACCATTTTAAAAAGACTGAACAGAAGGTGAACCATGAGCGAAGTGACAACAACTACGACAGCAACTGATGCAGCAACAACAGCTACCACTACTGATGCACCTGCTGCAACTACCACTGAAACAGGTGGCGGCAATCCTGCTACAACTCAGGTTGAAACAACACCTACTACAACCACGACCACAGAAAATGAAACTACTGAAACCAAGCCTGAAGTTCTTTTAGGGGGTGAACAGCCACCTGCTGAACAACCGATTCAGTACACTGAGTTCACAATGCCTGAAGGCTACTCAATGAATCCTGATGATTCAAAAGTGCTTCAAGAGTTAGGGCAACAGTTCAAAATGCCACAAGAAGCTGTGCAAAAGCTTGTGGATTTAGGCGTTCAAATGCAGCAACGCCAAATACAAGAGCAGCAAAAAATGATTCTTTCATGGCTTGATGCAGCTAAGGCCGATAAGGAGTACGGCGGTGAAAACCTTGAAAAAAACCTGTTGACAGCGCAACGCGCCTTCAGCTTACCACGGGGCGATGAAATCTCTAAGATTCTCTATATGAGCGGACTTGGTAACCATCCTGCGGTAATTGGCTTTATGACCGAAGTGGGCAAATTGTTAGAACCTGACAATATGACACATGGTCGTGGGACAAATACAGCGAACGTGGCACCAGCGACCGTATGGTATGACAAATCATAAGGAATACTTAGATGCCTACGATTGTACAAACAAACCCAACATTAGCCGACGTTGCCCATAACATTGGTACGAATTCTAAAGTTGGGGCGATTATCGAAGTACTCAACAAACGTCAAGACTTACTTGACGATGCTGTAGTGCTTGAAGCAAACAGCGGTACCAACAATAAAACTAGCGTTCGCTCAGGTTTACCAAAGGGTACATGGCGTAAATTGAACTATGGTGTTCAACCTGAAAAGACATCACGTGTTCAAGTCTCTGATAGTACTGGTCAGTTAACTTCATATTCAGAAGTTGATAAAACCTTGTACGACCTTCAGGGCGAAAATAAAAAACAATGGCGCTCTGAAGAAGATGCAGGCTTCTTAGAGGGCATGTCACAAGAGGTAATGGAAAACATTATCTACGGTGACGTAGCAGGTGATGTCTCTACCTTTAACGGTTTGGCAACGCGCTACAACCATCTTATTGACCCTGAAACGGGCGTGGCGCCTGCAAATGCTGTAAACATTCTGGATGCAGGTGGTACGGGCACTGACAACACGTCAATCTACATTGTGCAATGGGGACGTGAAAAAACTCACTTGTTCTATCCGCAGGGTACGCAAGCGGGTCTTGATATCCAAGACAAAGGACAACAAACGGTACTTGATGCGCAAGGCGGTCGCTATGAAGCCATGCGCACATACTTCCAATGGGACGTGGGCTTATCGGTACGTGACTGGCGCTCGGTTGTTCGTATCGCAAACATTGACGTTTCGGACCTTTCAAAAGATGCATCTACTGGTGCAAATCTTATTGATTTGTTGGATGAAGCACTTTCATTGCTACCGCTTGCAGGTTCTGCACGTACAGCAATTTACATGAACCGTACTGTTAACCAAGCGCTTAAAGGCCAAGTCAATCACTTTAAAAATGTGCGCTTGACTCTTGAAGACTTCCGTAAAGACGGTAGCCGCAAAATTCAAGCATGGGATGGTGAGCCGATTCGCATCTGTGATGTGATTCTTAACACTGAAGCCCGTGTAGTTTAAGGAGAATTTAACCATGGCATTAGTTGATAAATTACTACAGTTCTCCGATAAGCAAGCTATTGCGGCGGGTGCTATTACTTTCACTTTGGACACATTGCATAAATCTGTTGGTACAGCGGGTTTACCTATCTGCCTTCAAGGGCATGTAGTTGGACCTGCAAATGCTACCGTTACAGTGACACTTGAAGAAAGTGCGGACGGTACAACTTTTACAGCGGCAGCCGCATCAAAAGCGTTTAAAGCTGCTGAACTGAACAAAGGTACGTTCTTTTACGTAAACAGTGCGACAAAACGTTTTATCCGTTTGTCTTATGCGGTTGCCAATGCGCCTACAGGATCTATTTCGGCTTGGTTGGGCAATGAAGCGGATATCCGTACAAACTATGACGCTGTAAGCGGCGCAACTGTTCCAGTTTAATCGAGGTATTTTAGATGTCAGACCAAGTATTAGTAGTTGCTATCAAAAAAGGTTTTTACCACGGTATTCGTGACGTAGGTACAGAGTTCTATGTGCCTGCGGGTTTAGTGAACCCAAAAGTAAAAACTTGGTTTAAGCCGGTTGAAGAAAAGCCGAAAGCATCAGGCCGCGGCGCGACAGGCTCAACACAAGCTGAGTAAAGCCTATGAGATCAATTGTTGATCTTTGCAATTTAGCCCTGTCGCATCTCGCGCAGGGCTATGTTGTAAATGAACTAACCGAACCGACAAAGCATGCAAGATTGTGTAATACCTTTTACCCAATTTGCCGTAGAGAGTTGTTGGATAACGAACATCAATGGACGTTTGCCGTTAAGCGCGTTCGCTTGAATATCGATGCGGGGTATGAGTTTGGAACAGCGTATGTGCTGCCAAGTGATAAGGTCCGTATCTTTCAGCTTGAATCAGGCAGCCGATTCTATGTAGAAGGTAATTATTTATTTACAGATGATCCTGCGCCTGTATTGCGATACGTTCATGATGTTAAAGACTTAGCGTTATTGCCCGAAACCTTTCAAGTGGCTTTGTCTTATCTACTCGCTGCACGTATTTCGGGGCCATTAACCCAAAGTGAAGAAAAACAAAGACAAATGTTGGCGGGTTATGCAATGAACCTGAATAAAGCGATCTTTATTGATCTTCAACAACATCGTATAGAAAAACGACCTGAAGTTCAGGGTTCAATGTTTGAGGCAAGATAATGCAATATTCGTTTAATGGTGGCGTAATTTCGCCCGATATGTTCGGCCGTATTGATCAAGCCAAGTATCAGACAGGCGTTGCTAAATGCAAAAACATGTATGTTGAGCTATTCGGCGGTCTTGTATATAGAGCAGGGTTTAGATACGTACACCATTATCCGAAATCAATGGGCAAGATGCGTTTAATCCGTTTTGTCTTTAGTGAAGAACAAGCCGTGGTTTTGGCAATCCGTGCAGGTGCGGTAAATTTCTTTGCGGATGGTGGGATGCTGTTAGATGATAACAATCAACCTTTAGAAGTAGCGTTGCCTTACGCTGAACAGCATTTAATGCAACTTCGATACGCACAATCTGCTGATGTTATTACAATCACGCATCCAGATTACCCACCGCGTAAAATTATTCGTAAGGGCGCAACGGAATGGACGACTGAGATAGTCACGGTCGGGTATGGTTTAGCTCAACCGCAAAACGTTACAGCAACAGCACATATTGAAGATAAATATAAAGAAGGCGGTAATATGCACGACTCATATATTGAGCGTGATTACTCATACCAAGTTACCGCAGTGGATGAACAAAATGAATCTGCTGCATCTACAAAAGTCACTGTTAAAAACGATTTAACTCTTGCGGGTAACTACAACACAATTACTTGGGATACTGTCACGGGGGCTACTAGATATAACATTTTCAAATTACGATCTGGTCTAGCAAGCTATATTGGTGAAACTACAGAAACAAGTTTTACTGACGACAACATTGAAACAAACGGTTCAATCACCCCGCCATTAATCCGTAATCCTTTCGAATTTAACCCGACCGCAGTTGCTTACCATGGGCAGCGAAAAGTTTATGGCGGTGGGTACAAATCACCGCAATGGATACGTATGTCACGCACGGCAACAGATGACAATTTTGGCTATCACATTCCTTTGCAGGATACAGATTCTATCCAAATCCGTTTTGCTGCTCGTGATGGTAACGGGGTTCGCCACCTGGTGCTAATGAACGATTTACTCATTCTAACAAGTGGTGCAGTTTGGAAAATGTCAGCCGATGGCGCAGTAACCGCTGCAAGTGTGAATGTTAATAAGCAATACAGTACAGGTGCGAATGATGTAACCCCTGTAGAAGTAGACGGTGCTACTGTTTTTGCATCTGATCAAACAGGGCATGTACACGAAGTTTCATTGGCAAGTGGTAACAACACCTCGTTCTACCAAACAATCGATCTATCAATAATGTGCCCACAATTGTTTGATGGACATAAAATTGTAGATTGTGCTTTGCTTCGCAACCCTCTGAATATTATATATTTTGTTCGTGATGATGGGGCGTTGCTTTCATTAACCTACGAGCCACAACAACAAGTATGGGCTTGGGCAGAGCATCACACAGACGGCAAATTTCTGTCTGTAGCTGAGATACCCGAAGATGATCAATCTGTTCTATATGCGTTCATTGAGCGTAATGGTTTTTACACCATTGAACGGATGCTCACACGCCAACCACTAGACATGAAAGATAAATGTTATCTGGACAGCAGTATCCAATATAAAGGCGAACCAACGGATGTTTTAAATGGATTGGATTGGTTAGAAGGGCAAACTGTTTCTATATTTGCTGATGGCGGTGTAAAGCCTGAAGCGGTCGTTACAGATGGAAAAATTAAACTTACACGTAAACTATCAAATGTTTTAGTTGGCTTGCCATATGTAGCAGAAATGCAGACCTTGCCGATTTATAGAGAACAAAGCAGTCCGACTAAGCCGATTTATAGAGAACAAAGCAGTCCGACTAAGCCGAAAGTTGTTAATAAAGTGTTTTTAAGAGTTCGTGAAACACAAAATATTCTTGTCGGTGCGAATCAAGAGATTGCAAATCCTACAGATATTGATGAATACAAACCCCGTAATCTTGAACCATACGGAGCGCCATTAAATTTAATATCGGGTTTTGTAGAAATACCAGTTGACAGTACTTACGAAAGAGACATTCAAATTACAGTAAAACATGATAAACCTTTACCTATGAAGTTATTGGCATTAGAGGTTGAATACAAATGAGAAAAAACAATATTGAAATTCGTAAGCCGACTGAGCGCGATATTCGTATTCTTGTTGAAAACCTGCGCGATGCCGATAAAGACGAGATGAAAGCATATTTCAATGATAACTATCATTGGATGATTAAAATGTCTATCAAGCATTCAAGTGATGCTTGGACTGTAGTTGTGAATGGTAAGTTGCTTTTCATTTGTGGTGTCGGAATGTCGAGCTTGCTTGGCAATGTTGGTTGCCCTTGGCTGCTCGGTACCAATTTTATTAAGCAATATCCGATCGAGTTTTATAAGCAATCTAAAAGTATTTTAAAGGAAATGCGGTCGGAGTATGCCGTTCTTGTAAATCATGTGTATGAAAAAAACGAGAATGCTATACGTTTCTTAAAAAGACTAGGCTTTGATTTAAAAAAAGCAGAACCATACGGCGCGAACAATAAAATGTTTCATCCGTTCGTGATGGGGGCGTTATGACAAATCCATATGCATATGCAGCGGTTAAAGGTGTAGAAGCGCTTTCCAATTACGCAAAAATGAAGGCGCAAAAACAGGCGTTTAAGCAACAAGAAAAGCTCGCCCTTTACAATGCAACCCTTTCAGATAATCAGGCTCGGCAAGCCATCGAAGATGGTACCAATGCTGTAACCGATTATCAGCGTAACATTTCGGCCTTTAAATCAAGCCAAATTAACGCCCTTGCGGAGAATGGTATTGATGTAACACAAGGTTCAGCCATTGATTTACTTGCTTCAACAGAGATGCTTGCTCAAGGTGATATTGATTCAATTAAATACAATGCTGCGCTTCAGTCTTGGGGGCACAAGGTTCAAGCCACAAATTACCGCAATCAAGCCGAAAATTATCGTGTTGCTGCGAAGTCCATTAGACCTGTAATAAGCACGATACTAAACCTTAGCGGTGAAGCTGCTTCCGCTTTCGGTTCAAGTATGGGTAAAGGCGGTTCTGCATCTAGTGGCGGTTCTGACTTTGCTTCAAGCCTTTATGGTATAGGTGGCAGTAATTCGCAAGGCGCGTCATGGCAAAATTATAATTGGAATTGGTTTGGAGCTAGTTAATGCGTATTCCACAATTTAATCGACAAGTTTCTGACAATAGCGTTCCAAATGTACAAGTCAACGGGGGCATGTCAGCAGGCGAAGCGGCAAGCCTAGTTGGTAATAAAACTGATAGCTTAATCGGCGCACTTAATTCAGGTTTGAATGCGTACCAAGCATACCAAGATGAAGCGGACAAAGCTCGAGTATCGCAGGTTATTGCAGAAGTACAAAATAGCGTTAATGATTACCTATATAACCCTAAAACAGGGTTATTAAATATTAAAGGCGAAGCAGCTTTAAAAAGGGAGTCTGGGCAATCTCTAATTGATGAGGCTAACGAGTGGCTTGTAAATTTATCTAGTGAGAAAACAAATACTTTATCTAATCCTAGTCAGCGTAAATTATTTAATAAAAACTTGGTTAATGTACGTGGACAGCTTAACCGTATCACGTCCCAGCACTTATTTACTGAATCTCAAAAATTTCAAAAGACAGCTTTTGAGGCAGAAATAGATGCTAATTCGAGCTCAGTAAATCTTAATTATTCAGACTTAGAAACGACAAATCAATCTCTTGCAAAAATAAACAGTGCTTCGCAAAACTATGGCAAAACTCAAGGGTGGAATCAACAACAAATAGATTTATTTGTTAAAGAACAGCAAGACAAAGCTTTGTTGGGTGCAATTAATTTAATGCAAACAAACGGGGATTCTTCAGCAATACCATTGTACTTTAAGCAGTACAAAGATTACATGTCACCACAAACTCAAGCAAAAGTAGGTAAGTTAGTTCAGGATAACAATGCCGATGTTTTTATGACAGAAATTATAAAATATAAAGAGGACCCAGAAGAGCTTGATAAGTACATTGTGGCATTACAGGACCCCAATAGTAATTTTTCACAAAGTGTTGGGGCAAGACATATCCCAACTCTACTTGGTAGAGCAATCGGCTACCGTGACGCTTATGATAGAAATTTGGTTGCTGAGGCGAAAAGGAAAGATGAAGACGGGAAAAAGGCTCTAGGTGATTTTAGAAAAGATATTGAAAGTGGTATTCCTTTTTCAGCACAGAGGCTTAGTGAGTTATCTTCTAAGGTTGAAGGCACGGCATCTCAAAGTGAGTTCGACAGAATAAATAGAAGCTTGCCAGTATTTCAGCTTTTATACTCAATGCCTGCGGATGCAAGGGAGTCTTTCATCAATTCTTATGAGTCTGATGCGAAAACAAAAAAATCTGACCATCCACAGGATGTTAAGTTCGTTACAGATCAAATGCGGGCGATTCACACAGGATTATTAGATAAAGAAAAAAATGATCCGGCATTAGCTTATTCAATAAAAACTGGTAACCCATTAACTCAGGCACCTACGACTTTAATTATCCAAGGGGATAGTAAAGCATTAAACATTGTTAGTAGTAATATCCAAAAAATGGTTGCTACAAATCAAGCTAGCGGATCAACTACGGGTTCTATAAATCCGCTTTCTAAGCAGCAACAGGAGGAAATGAAAACTTTTTGGAAGTCTGCGCCTCCCAATCAAAAACTTCAGTTGGTCTCTAACCTACAAAAAGCAGCTCAAGGCAATGCTAATGCCTCTCGTGAAATGATTCAGTCAATCACAGGCACAAATAATAATACTTTTAGATGGGCGGCGGCCTTGAACAACCGAGGACTAAAAGACATTGCGAATCAAATGGCGGTTGGGCAGGATTTAATTGATAAAGGGGATGTTAAAGTTGATGAAGCACTATTAACTCAAAAAACAACTGAATATTTAAGGGGCATTACTGCACCTGGTAAACCTGATTTTAATATCTACAAAGATGCAGTCAGAGCCAACTATGCATATCTTTTGCAGAAGTCTGAAAAAATCCCAAATAAAACAGAAAAATCTAATTCTAAAAAATTAGATGAAGACTTAATTAATTTGGCGTTATTAAATACCACAGGTGGAAAATTTACTAACGGTAGTTTTAGACGAGAATCTTCAGTACTACGCCCCCATACTGTAGGTGAAGCGTCATTTCGACAGCAACTCGAACAATTTAATTCTAGAAATGCCCGGACTTATGGCGGATCGGACCGTGAGTATTTTCTAGATTTACCGTTAGAACAAGATACTAAAAATCCTTATAAATATTATTTTAAAAATGGTAGCGGATACGTAATGGATTCTAGCGACCCGAAACGCAAAACCAGATTAACTTTTACCGTGAGATGATACGTTATGGAACTTTTAGCAGATGACGAACTTGCGTTAATGCAAGATGACCCACGGTATAAGCCTAAAAACCAACGAGGAAGCGTTCTTGATGTTGTTTTAGGGGCAGCGTCCGGTGTTGCTATGGGTACTGTCGAAGTGGCAACTGCACCAGATACATTAATTCGCGGGGATAAAAAGGCCGCAGCTTTACGTGCACAAAACCTAACAATCTTTAAGCCTGAAGATCTTGGTACAGCGGGTGAACTTACATTCGGTTTAACAAAGGATTTTACTAGAATTGCTTGGGACGTTGGTTTGACGGCACCTTTAGGGGGCCTTGTAGGCGCTGGCGCAAAAGGATTTGCGGTACGCAAAGCCGCATCAGAGGGATTGGTTGGTACTAGCGTAAACGTTGGGAAAACGGTCGCCCAAGCAACGAATGCAACGAATGTGGCTACTCAGGCATCGCTATTCGGCTTCCAGTCATACGAAACTGAAAAAGCAGATTTAATCAATAAAGGCGCAGATATTGACACTGCTAGAACAGGTGGTGCAATTCGAGGTTTAACTGATGTGGCCGGCTTTGCGTTACCGGTTCATGGTATAGCAAAAAATGCTATTGCCGATGCTGTTGCTACAACGGGTTTAGCAACAGCGGGAGGAATCGCGGGGGATTATGTAGAGGGAGACTATCTTAAGAACAACAAAAATAAAAAAGTAGCAGAATACGGAGAATTGCTACAGGAAAATGCTACAAGTCCGCTTGTTCTCGGTTCAAATGCTACTATGGCTTTAATGCTCAATGTTTTTGCGAATAAGGCTAAACTTAGACCTGAGCAAGGTACAGAACATGATGCAGCTGATGCTTTAAATGATGCAGCCCAAGTACAAGCAAATATTGATCATGCTGAAGGCCTAAACCCATTTGAACCAACTAATGCAAAAGACGCCAATGACCATTTTGACGCACTTGATTTTGCTCAAGAACAAGCATTAAACGATGAGCTTGTATCTCTTGGTCGTCCTGTGAGTGGTACACCCAAAAATATTCCAGTACCCGCGAAGGTAACACACCCTTTATCCTTTAAAGGTAAGTCTGCAACTATCCAGCAAAAAATTTATGATACGGCGTTATCAAGTGGACTAAGTGATTCAGAAGCAAGAGCCGCCTTGGCAATAGCACACTTTGAGAGCGGCGGGAGCTTTGATCCAAACGTTACCAACCCAAGCAGTAAATACAAAGGTATTTATCAATTTAAGCCAAGTACATGGCGCGCTGAAGGTGGTACAGATGCTAACTACACTGATCTTGATAAACAGATTGAATTAGGTATTAAGCATACAAAGGGGAACATCGCCTATATTAAAAAAGAAACAGGCGTAACTTTGACCGGTTCTCAAATTTACTTGCCGCATCTTTTAGGCCGCGGCGGTGCAAAAGCAGTTATACGGGCGATAAAGAATACGCCTGATGCGCGTGCTGAAGATGTGTTGCGTAAAGTTTATGGTAAAGACACTGATGCTGTATTAAAAGGTAATGCTATTAATCCTGATGATTCAATTCAGGCGGCTATGGGTAAGTTTACTTCTAAAATCGATAACCTAATAGCAACTCAATATGGTGGGGATATAAAAAAAGGAAATTTAGCTATTAGGGGTAGTGACTCTGATTTTCCAGAATTCGAATCGTCAGTTGCTCAGATACCTGAATATAAACGCGAAGGTGATGTTTTAATTGATGCTTCGCCAAATTTATTTGTAAATCGATTAAATAGTGAACCTGAAAAATTACTTGAACTTGAGGAAGACTTTCACCGTCTGTCAGAACCCCTTAATTCAGAAGATATTGAGTACTTAAGAGAAACAGCACACTACCAGCCATATGATGGCAATGTGAATAGAGTTGCCTTCGAAGAGCCCCAAATTAATCTATCGGGCGATAGTCGTAGTGCGCAACGTGGATTGGATGAGTTAAGCAGCCAATTACAACGGACTGATTTTCAGGGCAGTGAGGTAAATACCTCTCCGATAAAAGTTTTAAAAAATGTTGATGAAGAGCCGCGTCAATTACGTTTAGATGAGGGTCAATCAGAAGTAGATACGGCAAGTACCTCACAAATTCAGGTGCCAATAGAAGGCGTTGAAAATTGGCAGGCTACACGATCAGCAGATTATATAAAACGTGAAAAAGCTCAATCCGACGGTGTCACAGTTCAAGAACTTTATAACAATAAAACTGGCACATTATTTCAAAGAAGCATCAACGAAGATGGCAGTGTTTCCCCTGTAAAAATTTCTCGTTCTGGAAAAGAGTTTTTTGCAAAAAGTTCAACGGATGGAGAGAGCAACACCCCTTTGAGCAATCTTCAGAGTAAAGCGGCTCAAGCCATTGAGCGCGAATTTTGGAAACCTAAGAAAGAGGATGTTTCGGGCGCTCCTAATCTTAACGCTCAAGGCCAAACTGAGTTTGGGGCTTTTACTGAAACACCCGACGGACGTGAAGCTGTAAAGGCCATGATTGATAATCCTGATATGGAGGTTACCGTAAATCGTTTGGATGATAACGGTAATGAAGAAACCATCTCAATGACTTCTCGAGATTGGCTTGACTACATTCGTGAGCAAGAAGAAATTGCTAAAGATGAAATTCAAGCTGTACGGGCCTTAGCAAGTTGCGCATTAAAATTTGGGAGTGAAGCAGCATGAGAGCAGAATGTCGTGAGCAGGTTGCCCAAGCATTGGGTAAGAAAAAATTAAGTGCTGCGGATAGTAACCGAATTTCTCAGTTATATATTCGTGCTAAAAACATTCTTGCAAGAACTGACCCTGATTGGCTTTTAAAAAGCCCGGCTGAAAGGGCTGAAGCTATTACTCAAAAAACGGCAAGTGATTTATCTATTCAGATTGCCAAAAATAATCAAAATATTGCCCGTGATGCTATTTTAAAAGCGCAGTTAGAGCAGGAAATTTATAACCATTCTACATTAAACCCTATTCAGGTATTGATGCGTAAGATTGCCTATTTCTCTGATCAAAGTGGAATACAGTCAGTAGAAAAACAAGCCCAAGCACTTCACAGTAGATGGATGTCTTTAGTTGCTGATGTCTTCACTAAAACCCAAGAAAGATGGGGATTTTCAGTAAATAAAGAAATGACCGACGATATTATTCGTGTCATGTTCGGTGGAAAGTCCGATAATCCAGAAATCACAGCAATGGCCAAAGAGGTCAGTTTTGCATTGGAAGAAATGCGCTTAGCTTTTAACAGAGCGGGTGGAAATATTCGTAAACTGGATAATTTCGGCATCATGACATCTCATGATCAAAAGAAGGTTGCGTTATCTACAGAGCAAGAATGGGTCGATGAAGTTCTTCCAAAATTAGACCGTAATCAATATGTCCGTGAGGATGGTCTGCTGATGAGCGATAGTGAAGTACGCACTATGCTTAAAGATGTTTACCGGACCATTGCTACCAATGGGGCGAACAAAGTTTTGGATGGGCGTAAAAGTATTAGCCCTGTTGGCGGTCGTTCTAAAATGGCAAATAGGCACCAAGAAGCCCGTGCACTTCATTTTAAAGACGGTGATTCATGGCTTGAGTATCAGGCCAAATTTGGTACATACAATGAAACGGGTTTCCATGAAATATTAAAAAATCATACGCATCGGATGAGTACAGAAATTGCCATGATGCAGAATTTTGGCTCTAACCCTCGGTTGAGTTTTGAAAATTTATTAGAAGAGGCAAGCACGAAATTAAAAGCTGATCCAGAAAATGGCAGCAAACATGGCGAAATTGATAAACAATCTAAACGTGCTTTATCTATGTACAACACCTTAGATGCCAATACTAGGGCGGTTGATTCCACCTTGGGCAATGTAATGGGAGGACTGCGAGCCTTAATGGTCGCTTCAAAGTTAGGAGGAACAACTCTAACAACTATCGGAGACCATGCCAGTACAAAAAAAACAGCCAATATGTTAGGGCTTTCCTATACAAAGTCGGTTTTACCTGAGTACATGAAGCAGCTTACACAAGGTAATTATCGAGATGAAGCTCTTCGTTTTGGTCTTGGTATTACAGAAATGGTGGGTTCTACTTCTCGTTTTGGTGATGCAGACGTAGTAAGTAGTGCAACTAAAGCAGGTCGTTTTAATGCTCGGATGCAGCAACTTGCATCTACGACTTTAAAAATTTCAGGATTAAATGCAGTTACTGCAGGTATGAAGCGGGCCTTTAATTTAGTCCACATGAATAAAATTGCAGAAATGACTCGTAGTACCCATTGGAAAGACTTGGGTAAAGATGATCTTAAAATTTTAAAAGGTAACGGAATTACTGAAAAAGATTGGAATTTATGGCGAGAACTAACCCCATCAAAAAGAGAAGATGGGGCTATTGTTTTAACTCAAAATGATTTCTTTAACGCACCCGATGAAGTAATTAAGAAATTCTTGCCAAAAGACAAACAGGATAGTCCTACCGCTATTGTAGATTATCGATATAAAACAGCAATGAAATATCAGACTCATATTTTTAGTGAAGAGTCAGTAGCTGTCATTGAAGCGGGAGTGCGTGAGCGGAGTATTATTAATCTTGGTGATGCAGGAACTATACAAGGTGAACTAGGCAGAACACTTTTCCAGTTTAAAGGTTTCCCTTTAGCTTATATGCTGCGCATTGGGCATAGGGCTTTTGCACAAGGGGATATTAAAAGTAGAGCAACATTCCTTGCATCACTTCTTGCTTATCAAACACTAGCGGGGGCTTTTATTGTTCAGCTGCAAAACCTTGCAAATGGTAAAAATCCTGAGCCAGTTTTTACTCCCGATTTCTTTGGTAAGTCTATTCTAAAAGGTGGCGGGCTTTCATTTATGGGCGATTTAATGAGTGCGCTATCAGACCCTACTGGGCGTAGCTTTGGGGATTTTGTTGCAGGTCCATTAGTGAGCCAAGGCGGTAAACTTGGCATGTTGCTAACTGGTATGGGTAATAACTTTATTGAAGGTAAAGAATCTACACGAGCAATGGAAATTGCAAATACCTTGAAGGGTAATTTACCGTTTCAAAACATATGGTACAGTAAGCTGATAATTGACAGAATGTTGTACTCTAAACTTCAAAACATGATTGACCCTGACTACCTACCAAAAACACAACAACGGTTAGAAAATTTGGGTAACAGCTATTGGTGGGATTTAAGCGAATGAAAGGCTATGCGTTTAATTGGCAAAAATTTTTAATTTTGATTGGGGTATCCTTTGGTTTCGGCTTTTTAGCAATGATTGGAACAGATGAAGGGCTAATGTACTATTTAAATACCTTTAGTATGTACGATGCTATTCTTTGTATATTTGTTTTTTCGGTAATACTCATAATTAGTTTTGAAAAGTAGAAGGCGTATAATGAAATTATTCATAGCAACATTGTTTTTAATACTGTTTCCTATAAACGTATTTGCTAAAACTGGATATGAAAATGTTCTTACCTTTAATCAAGACGGCTGGAGTCTTCAGAAGACCCCAACGGGATTCGCATTAGCATGCACTGCTTGTGATAATCAGGTTATGATATCGGTAGATATGGTCCCCATTAATAAAAATAATCAGCAAGTAAAATCTAACGAAACCTTTGTTAATTCCCTTGCTAAAGAGAAGGATAAGGTTGCTGAATCTTTCGCTAAAGAGTCCGTAATGGGCGGTAAAGTAAAAGTTTTGCGTGCTGATAAAGTAAAAACAGGCGGTAAGGATTCATTTAGATATATGTTCTTAGCAGACATGGGAGTTAGCGGTAAAACCTTTGATAATACATCAATGTTAGTACATAAGAATAAGATTATCAAAATCACGCTTAATTATTTTGATGGGTATTTTTCAGTAAAAGATAAAAAACAGGTAAATAAGTTTTATAGTTCACTTAAATTCACTCCTTAACTTGGGCAATATAAAATGAAATAAGATTTTTTTTATTGAGAGTAAGAGGGGGAGGGCCTAATGGTGGATAATTACAAGACAACTTTATTTAAGAATAATATTGATGCTTTTGATTTTATATCAACAATGTCAAATATTAATATAGAGATCGGCAGTATTTTATGTGGGATAGTGGTTAAAATCTTTGACGATGATGAAACACCTAAATCAGTTTCTATAATGTTGGCGCACCCTGTGGATACAAGAGTAGCGTTTGCAGAACTTGATAAAGAACAGGAAAGTACGTTACAAAAAGATGATTTAGTTTACTGCCGTGTTGAGGGGGTTGATGAAAGCTACGAAGATATGACTGTATTTATTGTTGCAGTATTGGCTATCTGCAAACCTGAATTAACACCTAAAGGAATATTGGAATTTAAAAAGGTTTTTACGAACACGTAAAAATTTGCATGTTCATGAAAAATACGCTACATTTTTATCAGGTGCTCAAAACACCTAAATACGAAGCGTAATTGTCACAGCGTCATCGTGGCTTTTGTTTTGTCCTTAAAAAGACAATACTGACCATGTATACTCATGTACGTGTTTGACACGTGCACGTTTACTCTATGGTCGGGAGTGCGGCTAATACAACACCCGAAAGGGGAATACGCCCGCAGACTTCGTACTGTTTTGAGCTCCTGACCGCCCATCTCAAAAATGGGTAAATCTCAACGAAGGAGTAAATAAAATGTGGTCAGCCATTTTAAAATATGAAAACCCAATCACTTTAGGTTCAATTGTAATTCGCCAAGATAATGAAGGGCGTTTTTGCCTTAATGATTTGCATAAAGCATCTTTTGCTAAAGTTAGTAAAAAACCTTCCGAATGGCTTCGCAATCAACAAACAAAAGAAATTATTAACGAATTAGTGACCGAAGCGGGAAATCCCGCTTCGGTAATTCAAACTATCAAAGGCGGTTTATTGCAAGGCACCTATGCAGTAAAAGAACTGGTCTATGCATATGCAATGTGGATTAGCCCTTCATTTCATCTTCAAGTTATTCGTGCATACGATGAAATGATTGTTAAGCAGTTAGAGAAAGCTCGTAATAATTCTATGGGGATGTTACATATTCCAGAACCTATTTCACCTGATACAAATCGCTATACCGTAGTTAAAAGAGACGGCATTACCACTTTACGAGATGCGAAGGATGTATCTTTTGTGAATGCTGCTCATGTTTCTGATTTGCGTCGAGACCTTGGCACGGTAATTCGTGCTTTAGAAGAGTTGCGTTATCGAACAAAAATTGTGGATGGCGAGCTGAGCGCTAATGATTTGGCATTACCTTTAATTTGTGAATTGAGCGAAAACGGTCAACAATTTGAACGCACAGTTTCAGATGATGAAATTGCAAACATGACCCCGTCTCAGAACAAAAACATGATGAGGGATAAGGTTGCAATCGCTATCTCTATGCTCAAAACAACTTATCATCCTGATGATATCAATCGTATGTGTAAAGAGTTCGGTATCCATCGAGATACAGCAAAACGCATTCTGAGCAAGTTATATCAACAGGCAACAATGTTGGCAGGTTCTTAAGCTGTCAACCCTTGTTACGGGCATTCCGTTTGCTGTACTTGGTAAGCCTTCTGGTTATTGGCTTGATATAGCTCAAGGCAAGAAAGATGCACCAGACAGTATTTACGATGCAACTCGCGGAACGATTACGGGCAAACATGCGCCAAAAGATTAACCTGTTGACACTGCGCGACTTAGAGCCAACCTATTATTAGTAAGCTTACCTAAAATTGGCTGTAGAGAATACGGCCTTTTTATTGGTGAGTTTATGACAGTTCAAGTTACCGACCGGCTCAGCCAGCTATATGTTGGGAACGGAGCTAACACGCGCTTTGATTTCATATTTAGAGTTTTTGATCAGGAAGACGAGACGGGCGTTGCTGTCAGAGTAAAGGTCGGTAATGATTTTGAATTTCTCGATGAATCAAAATATTCAGTTACGGTTAACCAAGATAACTTGGGTGGGTATGTAACTTTTAATGAAGCGCCTAGCAATCAAACATACTTTTATGTCGCGGGTAAAACACCTGTAAATCAGCTTCTTGATATTACAAATTACGATAATTTTTATCCTGATGCTTTGGAACGAGCATTAGATAAAATTACTGCCATTCTACAGGAATGGAACCATTTAGTAGATTTCGAAACTAAAGCACGTATTTTAGCTGATATTGCCTATGATGATTTAGCAAAACAGCGTGAAGCAGATTTAAAAGCATATATAGATGGGATAGCAAGTGCGGTTATTGGTAAACCGGTTTTAGGATTACCTTCCGAATTTGTAGTTGATGGGGATGAAACTCAAAAACAGATTAATGACAAATCTGTGCGCATATTTGAGTCTCTGAATGACTTACTTGCCTACACCCCAAGAAAGAATGGTCAGGTTGTATATCTTAAGTCAATCCATTATGGGCTTAATAAAGGTAATGGACTTTTTGAATATAAAGCCGTAAACCAATTAATAAGTGATGGTGGCAACATCTTCAATGGATGGACTAGGCAAGTTCCTCCAAGTTATTTCAATGCTCACAATTTCGGAGCAATTGGCGATGGCTCAGACAATGAATATGACCATGAAGCATTTGTAAAAATTTCTAAAGCAGTAATGGCTTCCGATATTGAGGCAATAAGCATACATATTCCTGATGGTAATTATATTGTAGGTAAACAAAGTTTTGTTGCGGGACAAGGTTTCACATTTGAGCATGTGCTAAGCATTGGATTTTCTCAGATGGTTAATAAAACTATTCTGCTTAAATCAGATGGGGCAAAACTTAAGTTAAGAGATGGACTTTATTTTGGTATTTTCGATAAGAATACGAAAGAGCCTTTTCAAACAACTATGCCATTTTATCCAAGTACATCGTCTTGGGCTAAGGATGGGGCAAAAGTAACAGGAGCGTATACGGGGTATATTGTAAATTTTGAAAATATTAAAAGTTTTGTTTTTTCAGGTAAAATTGATATTGACGGTAATCAGGCAAATCAAGTTATAGGTGGGCAATACGGAGATACAGGTTGGCAATTGATGGCGTACGGCTTTCGTGTTGTAAATATTAAGCAGTTATCTTTAGAAAATATTTATACCCATGATCACTTGCTTGATGGTTTTTATATTGCTGGCTATAACTCATTAACTGAACCAGACAAAGTACTTTCAGATGTGTTTGGCTCAGTTAGAAATGTCGTTTCATATCATAATTCTAGGCAGGCTTGTAGCTTCTGTGGCGGTCAGAATATTTCATTTTATGACTGTTCATTTAGTGACACTGCAACGTCTGATATGAAAGTACGTTCAATGCCGATGTCTGGTTTGGATATTGAAGCAGAAGTATCGCCGATTCGGAATGCTCGTTTTTATAATTTAAAAAGCTTTAATAATGCGGCGACTCAGGTCGTGGCAGATAGTGGTAATACAAAGAATGTTCATTTTTACTCCAGTCGTTTTTTAAGCCCAGCAGGTGGTGTAACGGCATGGGTACGTAAGCCGCAATTCAAATTCTTTAACTGCTATTTTAATGGTTACATGGAGGGGCAGTACGGAACTAATATTGAAGAAGATAGAACATTGTATCAGGGATGTACATTCACAGATGACCCAAGCGAAAATGCGAATGTTGAGGCAACAACATATTTAATTAA